ATAGATTGCGTGCCAATCTTCGAGAGTCTGTGTAGGTGTTGTATTCATTGGTCCAGAATTTAGAGTAGTAGGTGTTTTTATAGTTATCAAACCACGGGCCACCGTCCGTGTAATGAATAGCGCGTGAGTTGTCTATCTCATAATACCCATCGAGCACATTCCAGTCAAGCGATATAGAACCTATTTCATCGTCCTCGAGCCATCCAAATTGGTGAAGGACCTTTCCAGGTTGAACGGTGTTGATCAGTTCCGGTGTCAGCTTTCTATTTGATGGATGTTCGTTGTTAAACATAATCAAGCTAGCCCAGTTTTTTCTAGGCATCGTATGCTGCTCTATGCCATCCATCTTTGTTACGCTGTTTGGGATATACATTGGATGACGAACCACACTGACAGCTTTCGTTGGATCTATCATGCGCGACATTTCCCGCACATCATCTAGAAACAAAAAATCACAATCACAAAACAATGAGAATCCTTGATACTTCTCGAGGTATGGAATAATAAATCTGGAGTATGTGAAGTCTGTTGACTGCTTCGGCTCTCTTGGTCTTACCAGTTCTGGTATATCGTTTAGTTTAAGGAAAGAGATATCCATAGCCTCGGAGGTGCGGCGAACAATAGAAAACTTGCAGATCTCAGCCGCAAGCTCCTCTCGCTGATCAAACCCAATGTATACGTTAAAGCGCTTCAGTTGCATAATGTAGATGATCAATAAATTGTTGTGAGGGATGGTACGACTCGTACTCTCTTTGAGCTATGGCTATTAGGTTGGAAGATTGTTGAAATAGTTCATCCATCTTCTCAAACGTTGCGCGAAGTGTTTTTGTATCTTTTTTGATTGCCGCGTAACAGAATGCATTACGAGTTAACGAGCCACCATTGGCAACAAGTATAGATGGCGTATGTATAAATTTTGCCGGCCACGCAGCGGTACCGTGGTATCCAACAAACCCACGAGCTGACCTTAACAGGTTCATCAATTCTCTTATTGGTGTGCGGTAATCAACAAGTACAACATCGTACTGCTCTTTTATAATGTCCACAACGTACGGCCATCTATCAGCTATTGGATCTTTCCAAGGCTTACCGTAATCCTTTAAAGACACCACGTTATCTGTTGTCGCGTTAACAACAACATACTTACCTATTTGTTTATGGGGGAAGGACGGGTACCAGTAGTTGTGGAACGCATCTTTTCCAACAACGTCCCAATCGTAATTGGTGTGATTAATGTCTAGTGGATCCGAGAAGCGATGACAGATATCAACACGCGTTCCATTCTTCTCACACATCTCATGAATGTAAGAGGCGCGCATCCACAACGTCTCAGGATCTTTGGGATGTATTTTTTGTTGTGCGTCCGTGGACCAACGAAATGTTAGACGGACCGTGGTGTCTAACTTATGTGAGACATTGTGTGCATAACAAATTGGGGAAACGATATCGCCGTAGCCTATCTTCCCCTTCCACTGAATGTCAACCATGTTTACTGACGGTAGATCACCAGAGCGTAGTAGCTGTCCGTTACCATTTCACCGTTGATACGGACTCTAGCGTTCTTAAATTTAGACTGATAGCAATGGATATTATTGAACCCTTTACTCTTCAAACGTTTACGTAGCAGTTCGACATTTTCTTTTGTGAAAATATCTTCGATAACGTACGCATTTGTCCAGCACGGTAAGAGATTCAAAAAAGTCTGCCACTGGAAGTCGGGACGATGATCTCCATCATCGATTATGATATTGTAGCTACGACCGACAGCTTCCGTGACTGCTGTTCTTGCTGAATCCATAACCAACACTGGTAGACCCTGGGCCGGCGGAGTCACATCTGTCGGTTCTTTTTTGTCGATGAATTGCAACGTTGCTTCGGGAAACAATGTTTTCCAAGCGGCTGCTGAATACCCTTTATGGAAACCTACCTCGAGCAAGCTTTCCGGGTTACCAATATTGTCAAAAACAATACTGTACATTTGATCGTACCCATGTACGAATCCTTTATCTGTCTGACATGACAGGAACGCATCGCGTATTTCGTGTAGCTGAACGGCCATTACATTTCCTCTTTTTCTATAACCATTGAAATAAACATTGCCGCTTCTTGTTTGGTACCAACGAAAGCGACTCTCGTGTCGCGTGTGATTGGATGATGCATTATCACACACATACCCACATCACTCTCACTTACTTGTAGAATCCAATTCCTACACTTTGCTGGCTTAAAAGAAACGAATGCTTTACTTTGTCCCATGTATTTATTGTTTTTGTTCTATGTACATATGATACAACATACGCTCCAACGTCGAGGCTTCAACTTCCCACGGCAGCTCAGAATACTCCACGTTATCAGAGTCAACATCTTGTTTTTGCCAGCGCGTTTGATCGCAGTTTAATTCACCCTTTGCAAACTGCTTCACATGCACCATCTCATGTGCAAGTGTGCATAACATATTTTTAATGCTACGACTTTTCTTTATCCTTATTTCAAACTCACGTGCTTTGTACCAATCATTATAATAAGATACCATACAGTCACCGAGATTTTCCATTTGTTTGACAAAATCAATCTCGATAACTATGTTACGCAACATTTGCTTTGAAAGCAATTGCTCAGCATAGAAGTGGCACGCCTGGAGTACCTCTTCTCGTAGTGTAGAATCTTTGCAGCCGGATACTATGACGATCATTGTTGTCCTGTGTCAGAAACCTCGTTTTCATCAATCGTATTACTTATCATTATCCAGATATCGACGGGTGAGTTGAAGAGGAAGGAAACTATCGTAAATACTATCGACATGGCAAACCCACACAACGCTATTGGGTAGAGGAGGGACCATGCGATAACTTTTGTTAATAACATCAACTGAACCCTTTAAACATATTCTTCGAGAATTTTTGTTGCTGACTTTTATCATAAAGAGGTTCATCATCGACAATGTCTTGCTGAGCACTCTGTTCAACATCATACAGTTTCATTTTCGATTTGTCTACACCTACAACGAATCGTTTCATAAAACTTGGATCCGCATAGCGGTTCTTGAGTTGTTTGAACATAATCTGATTAAGAGATTCCAGCTCTTCCGAAGACGTCATACCGACCATGAAGTCAACTGTCGCTGGCAAGCCAAACGATTCTGATGTGTCCTCGAGACCTAGATCCGAACTTGTATATCCCGTTCTTGTGGTCTGTGTTGCAGAAACAATTGGTACATTAAATTCAACTGCTAATCCACGCAACTCTTCCGCTATTGCTTTGACGTATGTATATGAGTTAACGTTCGCCCCTTGACGGATCCGACTAGAGTTACATATATTGAGGTAGTCGATGAAAATGATGTCTGGCGCAAACTTTTTCTTTTGTTTCAGTTCATTAAGTAAATGTCGAAAGTTCGCAGAGCCAGCTGACGCTGTAGGGTACTCTTTGATAATCAACTTGCCCATCACCTTTTCTTTGAGCCTCTCCATTTTCTTTTGATATGCCTCTCGTGGAAGCAGTGTCAGATCATCGAGCGACACGTTCAAAAGGTTGGCGTCGATACGTTCAGCAATACGCTCCTCAGCCATTTCCATGGTGATGTAGAGAACATTGAGACCAGCAACAAGATTAGCTGCAGCGCAGTGACACATGAAAAGCGACTTACCAACACCGGTACCGGCCAACACAACGTTTAACGTCTTACGAGGCAAGCCGCCCTTTGTAATTTTGTTGAGAAACTCAATGTCAAACGGAACGCGGGCTTCTTTCTTGTGATAGAAATCAAAACGACTCTCTGCATCTTCGATAAAGTCATGGCCAATGTGCGAATCGAACGATACAGCAAGCGCTTCTTCAAGTAGTGAGGGGATGGAGCCAGGAGATGTTTTACCAGTCTTATCATCCAAGATTGTTATCGCTGAAGAGATCGCGTTGTAGATTGCGCGGTCTTTGCAAAACTTTTCTGTCTGATCAACGAGCCAATCCACTTCTGTCGTCTCCTCACTAAGAGCTTCGACTCTCTCTAACAAGAAGGACGACTCATCCTGAGACAATCCTTCTTTCTGATCGACAGAAAGACGAAGGGCAATCTTATCAGGAAACTTATTGTACTGCGTGACGTGACCTTCGATCAATTCAAACAGCACGCGGTCCGTCTTGTCAGTAAAATAAGCAGTCCGCAAAAAAGGAATGACCTTACGGCCATATCCTTCGTTGAAAATAAGGTTTGAAAGGATCAGATCCTCAACCATTTAAACTCCTGGTGGTAGGAAGTCAACTGTAAAACCGAACGTGACACGGGGTCCGGATGTCTGCATCTTAGGGACCTGGTAGTACAACCACGATGGCCACATAATCATCTGATTGACTTTAGGATTGATTGCGATTGAAGGCGCAGTGAAGGGACCGTAATCCTGAGGACGAACATACCCCTCATGTGCACGTAGTGCATCCGTTGGGTTTTCGATTACGAGCGGACTATCTTTCTCATCTGCATGCACAACAAACGTACCAGAGAAAACACCACGCTTGTGGTTATGCAACGGCTCATGACCGTCCCTACGTGTTACGTTTGCCCAGACGTTGATAGACGCCTTGTCATAATTCAGCTCCATCTTGAGCTCACGTCCCATTGCTGATGCGACACCATAGATCGCCTGCTTCAGTTCCGACACACCACGCACATGGTCAATGTTCTGACCTGTCGTATAGGTTGTAAACCCACCCTCACAATTGACTGTGTCCGTTGCAAGAGCAAACAGATCGGATGCCATATCCTCAACAGGAAGATCCAAATTGATTGACGCTGTCAGAACAGGAAACAACGGCTCGTAGTTGATTGTGTTCTTTGCGTTAGGGTCCTGCTTGGTCGTTGCTACTTCATTACTCATCGCTTACTCCATATTTAAATTCTTTTTGTACAGCCGCTTCAAGCTGCAGCAAAACTTCTTCCGTGAAATACTTTTCCGGATTCTCATTAATGTTTTTACCAAACACGGACGTACCGTCCGGCATCTGATACCGTGTTGATACCTTCTTAAAGATACCGTGCTTTTCTGCTAGGTCTAGTAGACCGTAGTACCGATCGAGCCCTTCGGCATAAGTAAGTAACACTTCGATCTGGCTGTTCTCTTTTGAGAGTCGGGACTTGTACATTTTAATTTTGATGATGTTCCCGATGACATCTGTTCCGTCCTTTTCTTTACGCTTGGAGAGCATAGCAATCGTGCTAGCCGCGTATTTGAGTCCTGTTCCACCACCTAGCTCCTTCGTCGGCACGTACGAACCGACTAGTTCGTATACGTGATTCGTTACCAGCAGAGGGATTTTAACCTTTGCTAGTTTCAAAGTCAACACTCGGAATGCTGCTTTGATAATCTGGGCCTTTGTCATGTCTCTTGTGTCTTTGCCTTCTAAACTATCTTCCATCTCTTTGGAAGTAGAAAGCATACCAAGACTATCGAGAACAAACATCATAGGTGGACGAGACTTTTCGTCCTTCTGATCGTATGCGTCAATAAGTTTAAGTGCGTGCGTCTTAAACTTTTGAATTGTATCTGGCTCTGCAATAATGACACGTGAAGTATCAATACCGCGGTCATTCATCATCTGCTTTGTAATTGCAGCTTCCGTATCGTAATAAACTACTGCTCCTGTTGGGTTCTTTTCGAGGAAAGATTTGACGACCCCAAGAACGAAGTAAGTTTTACCAGTAGCGGACTCTCCTGCAAAAGCAGTAACTTTATTATCAGGGACGCCACCGAAGAGGCTACCGCTGAGAACAGCATTGAGAGCAAAGCTACCAGTATCAATAAAACCCCCAAACTCAGCACTGCCAGTGCCGTCAGCGGCCAAAGAAGTATCCTCATCCTTTAGCTCCTTAATTAGCTCACGAAGAAAATCACTCATACATCTCCATTCAACATATGTTTATTATAAACCTCACACAGCTCTACGTATGCACTCCACACCGCTGGCGGAAGAATACCGTGTCCGTATGAACGTGTCACTTGTTCAATTGCATTTGCAAGATTGCGCGAAGCTTTAATCTCAGCAATTGTACCACGTGGGTGTGTCTCAAAATCTGTCATAACGACTTAGTCCTTATATCATCACCACCAATAGATTCTAACCGCGTCTTAAACTCAGCAATCTTCTCTTTACGATTTGGCCATTTAATAATGTCCTGATCGGGATTCTTACTAAGGTTTTTCAAAAGCGGTAAGATTGCATCATACATCAATTGTAGCTTATCTGTCAACTGCTCAGTCCGAAGCGAGTGTTCAAGCGTAACGGCATTGGTCAACTCCGTCTCATCGACAATAGTAAACCCAAAATCATCTTCAAAAGAAAGCGTCGAGTGTTTGTTGGTCATTTCCTTCTTTCCATCCTATTGCATCAAGGATTGTTTTAATTGGTTCTACGAAAGCTTTTTCGTATTGCATATCATAGTCGATATACTTGTCCAGGTTCAGTTCCTTTGGTAACTTACCTGGCGTTGCAATCACAGGATTCTTATCTTGTGTACGTGGGAGCGGTGAAGAACCAAGCATATAACAAAACTTTATCTTCTCACCGTCACCGATTAAGGGGTATCGCGTATCGAGCTTGCGCAGCTTGATTAGATGATTATATATCAACGAACCCTTGACGTGGATAGGTGTACTTGGTTTGAAGTTGAGAGATCCGGTGTCGTATGCTTTCTGGAGAATCTCTCCATTCTTACCTCTAACGTCATCCTTAATCAGTCCACGAACGCTACGTGGAAACGCAACGTCCTCGAAGGGCAACTTCTTGAAGTCCTTACGGAAATCTTGAATGAACTTCTGTATCGCACTCTCATCCTGGTTCATGATAACCTTGAGAGCTTTCTTAATGTTCTCACGGCAGGAAGAAGGCGTCGATGAGCGGACAGCTTCAATACCTTGCATCTTCAACTTTGGCTCTTCATAACGAACACCCTCGAGGTCATACACGTTGAGAATGTAATGCTTCTTACCAGTCCAAATACCTTTGTTTGCAATCGCTTCACGTTTCATCTTCATCTTCTGCTCATAAGCAGCGACGTAGGTTGCAAGCTCAGTATACTTTTCATCAATGAACGGTTCGAGTATCTGCTGGCTTGTTTTGTCAAGGAAGTCGACAATCTGTTTGGCATCCATTGTATTAGCAGCCGGTCCATACACCTTCTCGACAAGACCATCGAGCGTCACATACATCGAGTCCGTGTCAATAGCAATCACATAGTCTTTATCCTGCGTCTTCAGCGTTTTGTTGAGGTACCTGTTGATCTCGCGTTCCATCCAACGGATCGACAGCTGGCCGGCTTTTGTGATAGACTCAGCCAGTCGGTTATCAAACCAACGGAAGAACTGATTAGAAAGAGCACCATAAGCAGAGTTCAGTTGGATCTTCTTTGCAAGCTGCATGTTATGGCAGCGTGAGATCTCATTCTCCCAACTCTGAGTCTTTTCCTTCTCGTACATCTTCTTGGCTTCGAGCATTCGCTTTTTCCAAGCAGAGCGATCGTTATACATCGTCTCCATCAACGTTGGAAGGAAACCTCGTTCTGTCTTATCAAACAAACAACCCGTCGGTGCGATCGTTACGTTATACTTCTCCAACACTTCACGGACAGTGTCGTACTGAAGCAAGTACTCCGTCATCTTGAGCGAATGCTTCTGTCCGCCTAGACCGGACAGTCCGCTCTGAATGTTCTCAAATATTCTCGTGCGTTCTTCCTCGTCACGTACGCGATCTAGATCACCATCGAGAAACATATCAACACTCTTCGTCGTTACGGCAAGGTCATACTCAAACATCTGCCCCTTCAGTGTTTCTGGAGAGATGTTGTATTGCATGATCAAGTGAGGATACAAACTGTTCAAGTCAAAAGATACAACCCACTTGTGTAGCCCAACTTGAGGATCTTTAACGTACGCACCTTCAATCTGTCGAGGTTTATCACCAACCTCTTTCATTGGAATAACAATGTTCTTACCGAGTAAGTAGTTGTGAATGATAACGTCCCACATACCCACAGTTGTCAGACTATCGATGTAGTTAACCTTTCCATCATACGCAATAGCATACACCTGCTCGAGCAGCTTCATCTTTTGATCAAGTTTGTATACAAGGTCCACGTCGCGGATGTTATAGTTGATATAGTTCTGAAAGTCACCTTTATAGAACGCATCTAACGAGTCAAAGCCTAGCGCTTCATAATCCAGCTTACGTTCACCCAACTCAATGAAGGCAATATGATCAAGTCTAAAACTCTCCTGTTGAGAGAATGTAAACTTCTTGTACAGTGCCATGTAATCGAGGACAGACACGCCAAGAGGAAACCTCATGAAGCGATCTGGGTCATCTGCCGCTAGGTCACGGGCGTTCGGGTTCATCCTCTTCTCCCACCTATTCCAAGGTGAGAGGCGTAGCGCTGTCTTCTCATCAAACAACCGTTCGATACGGTTGATCATGTATGGCATATCGAAGAACTCAACGTTCCATCCCGTCATAACATCAGGAGACCAGTCAGGCATATTCCACACATCGAGGAACCGCATGATCATATCACGCTCATCACGACATTGAACATACGTAACGTAATCAAGCTCAGTTCGGTATTCACGAATACCAAAAGTCATAGCACGATCGTCTTTACGGATCGTGATTGCAGTCAGTGCTTTGTTTGCTGTCTTAATGTTAGGAAATCCACCTTCTGACTCCGTCTCGATATCTAGTGTAACAACAGATATCAGTGTGGGATCGTATAGGATTTCATTAGAGTACTGGTCATTGATATATTGGTAGATGTACGGAAGCACTCCGTAGATACCATGACCGTTGACGTTTGAGTACTCGCTAATGTAGTCAGCGGTATCCTTCATTGATCCAGGATACAGCTTAGAGACGGGCTTACCGTCGATAGTTTTGTAGTCCGATTCCGCGTTCGACGAAATAAAGATGTAAGGCTTATAATCGACGACCTCTTTCAGTCGCCGACCATCTTCATATCCCCGAACAAGCAGCTTCTCACCTACACGTGCAACGTGTGTGTAGAATCTCACTTATTGTTAACTTTCTGTGCAATAAAATCAGCAACAATAGCGACGGTGACAGGATCGTCACCCGCTCTGCTGAGTAGTTGGTCATCGATTAGCTCGATACCATAAGCATCTTCCAAATCCATCAGAATATCAACTAAGTCCAGTGACTGAATGTCCATATCCTCATTCAAAACCGAATCACGGGTGAACGTCGAGGGTTCGACCTTCTTGAACGAAGAAATGATCTCAATTACTTTTTGTTCAATATCTGCAATGCTTGTACTCATAATAAAATATTCCGTTTATTTTAACGACAACTGTTTCTCTTTGTTCATCGTTAGATAATTTGACAACTTGTTCAAGTATCCTCTATTACGGAGGTCCTTAAACACAAGATTCTCAAAGGAGAACTCACCACCCATTTCAATTGCTGCGGCACGCATAACACGAAGTCGATCTTTAAGATCGTTAGCTGCGCTGATACTCTGCTTGCCAGCCACCATATTATCTATCTCTTTCATGTAAAAGGCAACCTTTTGTTGAAGGAGACCATCTGTCCGCGTACGGAAGGTGATTGGTTGTGGTTCTTGCACCCACTTGTTTTTCATCAGGGAATACACGCCTTGTCCCGGACGTGGTTTAGCTGTCTTGTCTTCAGCGAACAATTCAACAGGAAATCCACGAACTTTTATGTTTGAATGGTATGCGGCCCAGAGAGATTTCTTCGACATGAAATAATCAAACACCATAGCACCTTCACAGCTGACCTTTGAATAATCAACAATCAGATGCACATCAAGGTCAGAATGCTTTGTATAATTAAAATTGGCATTACCACCAGTCAATACTATGTCAGAAACAATAGTGTTCTTTATGTTTGCAAACGTCTGCCACGTACGTGCAATCTCAAGCAGCTTTGACCGCACCTTAGGATCTAGTCTTTTCTTACTGTCCCAAAACTTTGGATTGAGTTGTCGGTGGTATTGTATTGTTGAACGTTGTTCAAGAAAAAGCTGAAAGTTTTGCATGTGAGGAACTTTTGAAGTTTCCTCTATTTAGTTTCAGTACATCTTGTTGTAGTACTTGTTATTGTACATCTTGGCACGGTGTTCAGCAACTTGAATCATCCAGCTCCAAATGGAAGTGAGAATCTTTTTAATCATAACATTCCTCTCTGAGAAAGAGCGCGCATACGATGCTCGAGATCACAATGATCAGTTGATCCTGCAAGGTATGTGTGAATTTCGTCTTGGTACGATATGGTGAAAGTCTTCTTCACCCATTCCCAAAAATCAAACGATGGCATTTCTACTCCGCCAAGAGCTTCTAAGTCTTTATGCATGTTTATACCCATATGTCTTTTGAACAAAATAATAGCCAGCATCTTGTGGATGCCGGCTGCTTGGTTTACAGGTTACGTTCGTCTTCTTCGACTAACAGCTCACCCATTGGTCTTGGCTTTTGCTTCTTAGCTCCAGCCTCTTTTACTTCTACCTTCTTTGGCTTCTTGTGTTCAGGAATAATACGCTCCAAGAAAACCTTG